CCCTTCTTGAATCAGCTTGGTGGGTATGATTCATTCATGTTCAGGGCAGTCAACAGACAAATAAAAAACATTGAACGCAAGCAATACGAAAGAACAAACTGGCAGTTGAACAATACAGTCATGCAGAATTATGATTCATACAAAAAACTGCATGAAGGGGCAAATGTGTTTTCTGTCAATCAGTCTGTGACATTCACGTTGCAGTCTGACTATATCACACAGACAGACTTCACATGGCTAAGTGAATTAATAGCATCATCTGAAGTCTACATGGAGCAAGGTGGATACTACTACCCTATGGCAATCAAAACAAGCACATGGACTGAAAAGGTTCGTGTCGCAGACAAGATGTTCAACATGATTTTGGAAGTAGACTATGGCAAAAAACTTAACAGTCAGTACAGATGATTCGGACCGAAATATTTGTTGAAGATAATAGGCTTGATTTATCGCAAGATATATCGGCTGAATTTACATACAACGTAGACGACATACAAGATTTTGCGTCTAGGAATACATCCTTTTCAAAGACGATTATTCTGCCCGGAAATTCTGTCAACAACAAAGTCTTCGGTCACATCTTTGAGTTTGGCAGCAGCAACTTTTATGATCCAGCCTTGCCCAATGCAGGGTACAACTTTAATGCTGCAAAGTCAGCGGCTTGCGTGATATACGTTGACAAGATACAGATTTTCAAGGGTGTCTTGCGTCTGCTTGAAATCGTAATCGACAATGGCACAATCGAATATGAATGTGCTGTGTTTGGCGAACTAGGTGGATTCGTTTCATCGCTTGGGAATGCTAGGCTTGAAGATCTTGACTTTTCATACTACGATCATCCCTGGGTCATTAACAACATCACTGGGTCATGGGATCAAGGGGGTGCAAACAATACTGGGGTGCAAGGGTCAGGATACTTTTACCCCTTGATTGACTACGGACAAGTCAGCTACAACAACAAACACAACTGGGATGTCAAGGCATTCCGTCCAGCATTGTACGTCAAAGAGTACATGGACAAGATCATCACTGGTGCTGGGTACACATACGATGCACCGTACTTCAATACAGCGGTGTTCAGAAGATTAATCATACCACAGAATGCAAAGCAGCTGATCAAGAACACAACTGAAATGGTCAATGCTGAAAGGGACACGAATTACACTTGCATCAACATAATGAACGAAAACACAGACGATGTTGAATTTGACATCATCAATTTGTCAAACTTTACGCAAGCTGGCAATGACACATTCACATACATTGGTGCAAACCAAATTGCAGCAAACCTATCTTGGTCGATCTATGGGTACTTAGACATCACAGCGTCAAGTGCTAGTGGAGCATCAGTTGAAAGTGAGATTCGGATAAGACTTTACAGAGGTGCTGTGTATATTGCTGAAGACACCTTTCAGTTTAATTTTACTGCACCATTCAACCCTGAAACATTTAGTTTCCCTTATTTATGGGAAGGCACAAGTCAGCAGACTATAAACACAAATGACTTCTTTTACATAGAGATTCACTATGATATGTCTGCCGTCAATGTGAACGTACAATCAGGCAATGTTGACGTGTATTCACAATCATATTTCAAGATCAACAGTTTGACAACGCAAGTGGCTGAAGTGTCCTATGGCGATACAATCAGCATCAACGCAAACATCCCGAAAGGTATCTTCCAGCGTGACTTCTTTGCATCGATAATCAAGATGATGAATATGTATGTGCTTGAAGACGTAAACAAAAGCAATCACCTAATAATAAAACCATACATTGACTTTTATGATAGCGGTCAAGCGTTGCTTGAAATCAATGACTTCAATGACGTGTTGAAGGTTGACGAAATTGACTTCTTGCTTTTGATGGACAGCAGTCTGTCAACACTAGACTGGACATACAAGCTGGACCGGTCCAAGCCAATACGCTTGAAGCCAATGTCAGAGATCAACGGCAGATACTTTGAATACAAGTACAAACCCGATGCTGATTACTACAACGAACAGTATCAAAAAAAATACACAGAAGGATATGCAGACCGCATTGAAGATACTGGCTTTGAATTTGCAAGAGACAAGCAGACTGCGGAATTAATATTTGCGGCAACACCACTGGTCGGCTATCCAAATGAAGATAAGGTGTTTTCGTCAATATTCAAACTGAATAACAATGTCGAAGATAAAACAGAACACGTCATCCGTATCATGCAATCAAAGAAGATCACAGACGTTACAAGCTACGACATAAAGAATACTAGTGCAACAACACTTGCAACAGTAACTGCATACGGATATGCTGGACACTTAGATGATCCCGATGCACCGCTAGCTGATATCAACTTCGGATCACCCAAGGAATTGTATTTCACCTTGGCAACAAGTTATCCTGCGGCAAACTTATTCAATGGGTACTGGTCTGACTACATAGCTGAAATCACAGACAAGGACAGCAAAGTGATGACTTGCAATATCTTACTAAAAGAGTCAGACATATTCAGTCTTGACTTTTCTAAGTTGATATACATTGACAATGTATTGTGGCGGTTGAATAAGGTTGAAAACTACAATCCTATGGTGTACGATACCACAAAATGCGAATTTTTAAAAGTGATTGAATTAACATACGAATAAATGGCAAACGAGAAGATTGGTATTAAGGTACAAGTCGACACTTCTGATGCGAATAAGAATGTCGACAAGCTGAATAATTCGGTCAAGCAGACCGGCACTAGTGCGAAGAACGCGGAAAAGAATGCGAAGTCAGCAGCTGGTGCATTTGGCACGATAGGCAATACACTGAAATCGCTGGGTATCATAACGCTGATAAGCAAAGGCTTTGAGTTTTTCCAAGAAGTGCTAGGCAAAAATCAAAAGGTCGCTGATCTATTAAGCACATCCATGAACTTTTTGACTGGTGTCTTTTCAGACCTGGTCGGTTTTATAGTTGACAATTCAGCAAAGGTAGTCGCATTCTTCAAAGATGTATTTGAGAACCCAAAAAAATATATTGACGATTTAGCAGATGCAATAAAAAACAACTTAATCGAAAGGGTCAATTCTGTCATCGATGCTTTTGGATATTTGGGTGATGTGATCAAAAACGTATTCACCGGAAACTTTGATGCTGCTGGGGAAGCAGCAAAGAAGTTCGGAAAGGAAATGGTCGATGTTGCAACTGGTGTGGATGATTCTTTTGACAAGACCACGAAGATCATAAAAGATACGGCAGAGGCTGCTGGTGATTATTTCAATAAAAAAATAAAACAAGCAAAGGATCTAACAACAGCCACAAACAATGCAGTCATTGCCGAAGCTAAATTGTTACAAGCAATTAAGGCAAACGAAATACAAGCTGAAAAATTAAGGCAGCAAAGAGACGATGAACAGCTGAGTATTGAAGAAAGAATAAAGGCAAACAATGAACTTGCAAAGATTTTAAATGAAGGTGAAAAAGCAGAGAGGGCGTTAATTGGTCAAAAGTTAAATCGTATCAATGCAGAAATTGCATTGAATGGAAAAAACAAAGATCTTATTGCAGAAAAAATAAGGGTACAAGGCGAATTGCTTGATGTTGAAGAGAAATACACAGGCAAGAGAACTGAACAGCTGATCAACGTCAACACTCTACTGAAAGAACAAAAAGACATTGTAAATTCATTAGCAGAGAATCAGAATAAGTTGGTCCTTGATACACAGAAGGCAAATGCCGAACTGATCAAGGATGAAGTGGCAAAGCTAGAAGTCAAGAAGGCAATCTTCAAGGAAGAAGCTGCACTTGAATTAAAGCGTCTTCAGGATAATATCAATAACACAAATGCTGGGACAACTGCAAGGGCACAAGCTGAAATCGCATACGCAACAAAGAAGAATGAAATTGACAACCAGCTAAACGCAACAGAAGATCAACTGTCTGTGGCAAAGCTGAACCGTGAACTTGAAAGAACGGCACGACTACGCACCGATCGTGGTGTAGAATATTCGGAAAGGCTTGCATCGCTAGACCAGGAACAGGCGGCATTGGAAGCAGCATTTGCAAATAAGCTGATCACAGAAAAAGACTACAACGACAAGACCAAGGCATTGACTGATCAACGCATCGCATACCAAGATGCTGAACTTCAATCGAAGCTACAATTCGCAAGTGCGGTTGGTAGTGTTTTCGGTCAGCTTGCTGGACTTTTTGAACAAGGAACAGCTGCATCAAAGGCAGCTGCACTTGCAGACATTGCTATCAATACTGGTATCGGTTTTGTGCAAGGTTTGGACATCGCACAGAAGTCGGCAAAGGCTACTGGACCAGGTGCTGCATTTGCATTCCCGATCTTCTATGCCACACAGGTGGCTGCGGTTCTTGCTGCGGCATCTAGGGCAAAGCAGATCCTAGCAACAGCAAAGGGCGGTGCAAGCGGTAAGAATGCTGGTCCATCCCCATCTTCTATTAACACGGCTGCACCAATTGTCCCAGCTGCCCCACAAGCAACCATGACAAGCCTTGATCAGCAGTCAATCAATCAACTAGGATCAGCAACATCAAGGGCATACGTTCTTGAAAGTGACGTAAGTAGTGGACAAGAAAGAATCCGAAGAATTAACCGTGCGGCAAGATTGTCGTGAAAAATCTATTTAATAACATGGAAAAAGAACTTCCGATATTTAAGCTGGAAATCATTGATGATGTAGACAGCGACACAGAAGTAGACTTTGTGGCCTTGGTTGACAGACCAGCCATTGAAAAAAGTTTTTTGCAATTCAGTGATGACGAACAGTATTTGATGTGTGTCGATGACGACTTTGCTGAAGTAGGTGAAAGAGGTGGCATTCGTGAATCTAAAAAAGCACCCAAGTCAGATACGCCAAATAAAAACCCAAAGGGAGAAGGTACAGCAGAAGGTGATGCGTCCGGCAAACGTGGTGCAAAGGTTACAGAAGAACAGGAGAAAACATTGCAGAAAAAGGTTGATGACTTTAACGAAAAGGACAGCAACACTAAAAACGGAAGGGCCACACTAGGTGCTTTGAAATCTGTATTCCAAAGGGGACTTGGTGCATTCAATACATCACATTCACCCAAGGTCCAGTCGGCTGAACAATGGGCATTTGCCAGGGTCAATGCTTTTCTGTATCTGCTAAAAAATGGCAGACCCGAAAATGCAAAGTACACAGGCGACAACGATCTGCTGCCCAAGGGTCATCCAAAGGCCGACAAGATGAGTGCCGATTTTGAATCCTATTCAGACTATCCTGAATCAGTGAGCAACAATGCAAAGGCTGCATTGAAGTGGGCAGAAGAAAATGGATGGGGTTCGTGCGGAACAGATGTAGGTAAACAAAGAGCAAATCAATTAGCAAAAGGTGAACCAATCAGCTTTGACACGATTAAGCGGATGTATTCCTTTTTGGCAAGACACAAAGAGAATGCAGAAAGTTCAAAGGGGTACGGTGACGGTTGTGGTCAATTGATGTACGATGCTTGGGGCGGTGCAAGTGCATTGACATGGGCAGAGGCAAAGATAAAATCGATTGAAAAACAAAAGTTTGCAATCGATGACGAAGAAGAAAGGATCATCAGTGGACCGCTTATGCTGGCAGACACGCCCATATATCGCAACGATCAGAATGGCGAATACTATGTCATCTTCACAAAGGACACAATCAAGCAGATTGCACAGAAGTTTTTCAAGAAAGGATATCAGAAAAACGTCAACCTGATGCACGATTCAGGGCAGACCGTCAGCGGATTGACCATGTTTGAATCTTGGATCAGTGATGAAAAACGTGGCATTATGGGCATGAAAGGGTTTGAAAATGTACCTGACGGATCATGGTTTGGTTCGTTCAAGGTTGACAATGACGAAGTGTGGCAGTTGATAAAAGACGGCAAAGTCAAAGGGTTCAGCGTGGAAGGTGTCTTTAACTACCGAAAGACAGGCATCAAGAATGTACAGCAATTGTGGGAACAGATTAAGCAGATACTTTCACAAGTCAAATTGAAATAGGTTTTTTCATAGCAGTTGTTGTTTTCGGGGGCGGTTTCCACTGCCCCCTTTTTTCTATATGGTCAACTGAAAATGAACTAACTATTTAAAAGAAAATTTTGCATGACACCACTAGAAGCAATTCTGAAAATCAAAGCGATGTTTGCTGAAGCTGGTTTGGAAGTGGCAGTGCCACTAGCTGAACCTGAAGCTGTTCAACCGTCTGCTGAATCTATTGAAACATCAAAGGAATACAAGTTAAAATCCGGTGTGACCGTTGTCATTGACAAACTTGAAGTCGGTGGCAAGGTTAGCATCAAGGGAGAAGATGGAAAGCTGTCACCAGCACCAGCTGGCGAACATGAACTTGCAGACGGCAATATCATTGTACTTGATGACTCATCTGCTATTTCTGAAATCAAAGCACCAGCTGCTGAACCAGCTGATGAAATCAAAAGTGAAAAGGAAGAAGACCCTTCTGAAAAAGAAGAGATGAAAAAGAAGATTGAAGAAATGCAGAAAGAGATTGACTACATGAAAAAGAAACAATCTATGTCTGAAGCATCGTCTGCGAAGTATGGCAAAGCAGTTGAAGAACTGACTGACATTGTCATCAAATTAATGCAGACCCCTTCTGCCGAACCCACCGAAGCACCCAAGGAGAAGTTCAACAAGTACACCGAAACATATTCAGAAAAGGTGAACAAGTTTCTTGACCTTGCAAAATCAATAAAAAAGTAAACCAATTATCAAACAATAAAAATCAAATAACATGGGTTTTTCAGTCGGCACACTTGCCAGCTACACAAAAGAGAACGTCCAGCCATTGCTGACTTCTGCTGTTTTGGGATCTAAGACTGCCCAAATTCTTAAAGATGCAGGACAAATTGTTGTCGGCATCAAGTCTTCAGAGAAACTTCCAATCATGGACACCGATGCTTTTTTCCAGTCAGGTGACGCTTGTGGTTTCAACGCATCAGGCACAACATCATTCACACAGCGTGAATTGTCTGTCGGTCGTTTGAAACTCAATGAATCACTTTGTCTGCGTGACCTTGAAGCTAAGTTCTTGCAACAAGCACTTCCTGCTGGTTCAAACTATGACAGCATGGTTTTCGCTGAAGCATACGCAGCACGCAAGGCTGAAAAGATCGCTGCACAACTTGAAACTGCATCATGGCAGGGCGATACAGCATCTGCAAATGGCAACTTAAATAAATTTGACGGATTTATCAAGTTGATTACAGCTGCTGGTGCATCTGTTGTAAACGCCAACAGTGTTACATATCATGGTTCAGTTGCAACTGATATCACTGAAGCAAACGTAATTGGTGTATTCGATGCAGTGTACAAAGCATTGCCAGCTGAAATCGTTGCAAAAGATGACGTTGCAATCATGTGCGGCATGGATGTTTTTAGAACATACACCATAAAGTTGAAGAACACAAATCTGTTCCACTATCAAGTAAACGAAAAGGCTGACGCACAGTTCTTCCTTCCAGGCACACAAATCCGTGTGATTGCTTTGCAAGGTCTGAACGGTACAACTAAGATTGTCGCTGGTCGCATCAGTAACTTTTTCATTGGAACTGACTTGATGGATGAGCAGTACGAGAAATTCAAGATGTGGTACGATGACAATGATGATTTGGTAAAGACTGCTGTGCATTGGAAATATGGCACACAGATCGCTTTCCCTGATCAGATTGTGAAGTTCTTTGTCTAATTAACAATATCAAGTAAGGCCCATCAAGGGCCTTGCTTTCAACTTTAAAAATATAAAACATGGCTTGTGCATTAACACAAGGATACACACTGGATTGCAGAGATAGTTTGGGCGGCATAAAAGCAGCCTGGTTCATATCCCATGCAAACGTCACAGCGGTGACTGAAGCATCGGGTGTTGTTACTGCTATCACAAAGGCAGCCGGCAAAGTATTCTACAAATATCAGCTAGTCAGGAATACCAGCAGCGTGACCGAAAATATCACAGCATCGGTTGAAAATGGCACTGTGTTCTACGCACAGGAACTGTCAATCATTCTGAACAAGTTGCAAGCAAATACAAGGAATGAAATTCTATTGCTGGCACAGAACAGTTTGATGGCAGTATTTCAAGATGCCAACGACAAATACTGGCTTTTGGGCCGGGTCAATGGTATTGATTTGACTGGTGGCAATGGTGCGTCAGGGACTGCCCAGGGCGATCGCAGTGGGTACACGCTGACGTTTTCAGGTGGAGAAAAAGAACTTGCACCTGAAGTGGCAAGCAACGTGATTGCTGGCCTGACATAAGGCTTTTGTGGTTCTTAATAGGTAGTGATGCGGCCAGTCCTAATGGACTGGCTTTTTTTGTTTGCGATAAAATAACAGGGGAAAAGCTATTTAAAGACATGATCCATTTGACAAAGGCTACCACTCAAACAGTTTACCTGACCTTAAAAGAAAAGCAAACCCTGTCTGCACCGAATTATCTTTTTCGGTTTGTACATAGGGCAACAAATGCAGAGGTCAAATTCGTGAAGTTGAATGCGTCTGATTCTAGTACATACAAAGACAGATACAATGCTTTCAGTATTGTCGTCAACACACATTTTGCCAATAGCGAATCAGGTCAATACGATTACTACATATACGAACAGACCAGCACGTCAAATACGAACCCAGCAAATGCGACCGGCATTGTCGAGACAGGGGTCATGCAGCTTGCTGAATCAACTTCTTTTGCATACACAAAACACAATCCTAGCAATACATTCATAGTACGATGACTGAAAACATAATTATACTAAACTTTGCGGAAGCAAAGCAGCCGATTTTCAAAGAAAAAAAAGGCGAAAAAGGTGGATACATCCAGTTCGGTGAAGATAATTTGTACCCCAATTATCTACTGGGCCTGTACAATCAAAGTGCAAAGAACAATGCCATCATCAAAGGCAAAGTCAACTACATCACTGGCAACGGCTGGGCCACAAAAGAAATCGATCCGATTGCTGATCAGTTTATCAAGCAGCCTAATCAATACGAATCCCTGAACGATCTGACTAGGAAAGTGTCAGTTGACATTGAGATTTTTGGCGGTGCATACCTAGAAGTGATATGGTCAGCGGTGGGTGGACAGCTTGCATCAATCAATCATATTGACTATACAAAAATAAGGTCAAGCAAAGACAATACGCAATTTTGGTACAAGAAAGACTGGTCCGATCGCAAGGAAGAAATGACTGTTCTTGCTGCATTTAGTACACAGATCAGGTCAGGAAAGCAAATCTTGTATATCAAAGAATACAGGCCAGGTCTTGAAACATACGCACTGCCCGGCTACATGGGGTCGCTCAACTACATTGAAAGCGATGTTGAGGTCAGCCGTCACGTCCTTGGCAATGCACAGACTGGGTTTTCCGCATCAAAGATGATCACACTTCCAAACGGTGAACCTTCACAGGATGAGAAACGTGTCATCACAAAGCAGTTTGAAAATAGATTCACTGGCAGCGATGGCAAAAAATTCATCTTGTCATTTGTGTCTGACCCAACTAGAAAGCCAATCATTGAAGATCTTGGGTCTTCTGACATTACAAAAGAAGACTTCAGCAGGGTTGATGCTATCATCCAGCAGAATCTTTTTGCTGGTCATCAGATTGTGTCACCGATGCTGTTTGGTATCAAGACCGAAGGACAGCTGGGGGGTGCATCTGAAATTCGCAACGCATACGAAATATTCAAGTCAACATACGTCAACGACAAACAGCAGTTTTTGGAAACAATCTTCAATATGCTTGGAAGGCTGAAGGGTGCAAAAAATGATATGTATATCATGCCTGTTGAACCGATTGGATTTGAGTTCACAGAAACCACGCTGGTTGCGAACATGACAAAAGATGAGATTCGTGAAAAATTAGGTCTGCCAAAGATTGATGTTGAAGCAACAAGTGCAGCACAGCAAATCATTGACGGTATAAATTCTTTATCACCATTGGTTGCAAACAAAGTTCTTGAATCAATGACTGAAGAGGAAATTCGTTCACTGGTAGGACTACAAAGCAAAAACATGAATCCTGAAACTGGGCAACCAGTGCAAGAAGCCATGATCAATGAGAATATAAAAAATCTGACAGGCAGACAACACCAGCAGCTGTTGCGGATTTTGCGACAGTTCAACCAAGGAAAGATCACAAAGCAGATCGCAACGACTATGCTGAAGACCGGCCTTGGACTTAATGACCAGGACATCAATTCAATGTTAGGTATTGACGATGACCCACTAACAGATGATGCAACCTTTGCAGCTGTCGCACCGGTAGACACTGAAGAGACTTTGAGTATTTGGGAAGAGTACGGTGAAAGCAGAGACAATTTCACAGTATTGCAACAAATGGAAGTCAACTTCGACATCAACGATCCTGAGATTTTAAAGTTCGAAGAAGACGCACCAGTGACAACACTGCGTGAAAAGCAGTTGCTTGAAATTATCAAGAAAGATCCATTGATCCCACCCGATGACATTGCAAGAGTTTTGAGAATGCCAAAGGAAGAGGTGCTTGCAATTTTGAATGATTTACAAACAAAGAAGATCATCACATTTGATCCTAAAACTGCATCAAGAAAGATCATTGAACCGATGGATAAAATCGTGGACGCACCACCAGCCACGGTAATTGTGGTCCGCTATTCATACGAATGGAAACCGCAATTTGGAGTGAGTGACAAGAATAAAACATCGACTCCATTAATAACCAAAAGCAGACCATTTTGCCGCAAGTTATTGACCCTTGGACGTATGTACAGCCGCAGAGAAATTCAATCACTTACTGCTAGGCTGGGATATAATGTATTCACAAGGGGCGGTGGATGGTGGGGTGATTCGCCTTCGTGCAGACATAGATGGGTAGCAAATAGGGTAATACAAAAAAGCAAAAACAAATGAGCAGAAACATTCTTTTCATATCAGTTGACACAATCAAAGAGCGTACTGGTCTTCACAATAATGTAGACGAAAAGCTGATCAATCCTGAAATCCTAGCTGTGCAAGATATGTACATATTGCCAGCACTGGGGACTGGGTTATACAATAGGTTGCAAGATGGCATTGAAAACAACAACCTGACAAATAACGAAAACACATTGCTTGACACATACATCACACCCTGCCTTGTTTACCTAGCCATGTCAGAACTTCCCATCGGTCTATCTTATCAGTTCTACAACAAAGGTCTGATCAGAAAAACTGGTGATGGACAAAACGAACCGTCTGCACAAGACATCATTGATGTGGCAAATCATTACAAGACAAGGGCAGAATTTTACAAGCAAAGATTGATTCTGTATTTGAAACAGAATGCGACAAGCAGTGTGTTCCCGGAGTATTTTAACCCTGGTGCAGGGGTAGATACAATCCAGCCTGAACTAGATGGGTACACGACTACCATATACATGGGTGATGATTGTGGCTGCATGGGCAAAGCTGACCTTCCAATCTATATTGATCCAACAAGAAAATGTTGCAATGGCTAATAAAACATACAGTAAAAAGAACCAAGAAAAACTTAAAGTATTTCTAGCAAAACAAAAAACGAATGGCAAGTCAAACGCTGAACCAAGTGATCAAAACAGTCAAGGACATCGCAGAGGCACACGACCAAATCAACACCGTGTACTTCGGAAACCTGGTTGACTTTTTGAGCAAAGGAAGTGAAAATGTGTATCCGGCCATGTTCTATGACTTGACCGGGTCTTCGATTAGTGGCACAACATTGACCATGAATTTTTCATTGTATTTCATGGATCGTATGGTTGCAGAGCAAACGAACCAAACGGAAGTGCTATCTGATCAGTTGTCGATTGCACAAGATATTGTTGCACAATTGAAGTTCAATGCTTTTGACTTTGCAATTCAAGACAATGTGACGTTGACATATTTCACTGAAGACACTCCTGACCTATTGGCTGGAGTGAGAGCGGAAGTGTCGCTTGATTTACCATTCACAGCTGATCGTTGTCAAGTGCCAACCAATTACCAATATCCAGCATTATAACTATTTAACAGAGTATGGCAAATAAAAAAATATCAGAATTAGATGTCCGGGCCAGTTTAGCACTTGCCGACCTTTTGGTTGTGGGTGATCCTGCGAACGGATACGCATATAAGACAACAATCACTGATTTGAAAACGATCACCGGTGCTGGTGTTATTTCGTTCAATGGACGAGTGGGTGCAGTTGTGCCAGTTGAAGGCGACTACACCTTGAATCAGCTTTCAGATGTGATTTTAACTTCTTCAGCTAGTGGACAATTTTTAAGATACAATGGATCTAACTGGGTCAATAGTGCAATACAGGCTGGCGATATTCCCGACATCAGCGGAACGTATGTGACTATTGCAACGGCACAGACTATCACTGGTGTCAAAACAATTTCATCAGCTTTGACCTTGTCGGATCTTGCTGGTGCTAGTACACGCATGGTTGTTGCAAGTGCTGCTGGTTTGCTGTCTACACAAGCGATTCCGACTGGAACAGTTACAAGTGTTGGTGTTTCTGTTGGCACTGCTGGTACGGATATTGCAGTCAGCGGTTCACCGATTACTTCATCCGGGACTATTACAATTGACATACCTACTGCATCTGCTACAAATCGTGGTGCTTTGAGTGCGGCTGACTTCAGTACCTTTTCTGCAAAGCAAGATGCTTTGTCAGGGACTGGAATTGTTAAAAGTACAAGCGGCACAATATCTTACCTGACTGACAATTCAAGCAATTGGAATACTGCTTATGACAACATGATTGTAAGTGCAGCGGTATCAGGTACAACAACAAAGACATTGACACTCACACAACAAGATGCAGGAACAATCACAGCGTCTTGGACTGATGACAATACAGATGCAGTTACTTCAGTATTTGGCAGAACGGGTGCGGTAGTTGCAACTAATGGAGATTACAACACAGATCAAGTCACAGAAGGTTCTTCAAATCTATATTATACAGATACAAGGGCAAGGGCATCTATCAGCGAAACAATAACAGGGATAGATTACAATTCAACGACAGGTGTATTTTCTATATCATCAGGATATGGTATTCCGACAACTGCAAGTCAAACAACGTGGGATGCAGCATACAATGACAAGATTAATAGTGCAGCAGTTACAGGCACAACAACCAAGACATTGACATTGACTCAACAAGATGGCGGTACAATTACTGCTAGTTGGAGTGATTTGAATACAGGTTCAGTAACAGGTTCGGGTTCAGCAAATCAAATTGCTGTTTGGACAGGAACAAGTGCAATAGCATCAAGTGCAACATTTACATTTAGTTCAGGGGGAGAATTATATGTTGGACCAAGTAATACCGCAGGTTCGGGATTAGCAGTAGGTATGAATTTGTATCCTACTTTAATTGCAGGTGCAAACAATGATGTATTATCTTCTTTGTTGATTCGTGGTACATTCACAAACGGAGCATATACAGGTGTACAGAATTGGTTAATTATAGCAGAAGGTTCAAACAATAGATATTTAAAATATAGTCAATATGGTTTGTGGTTAAAGCAAAATGATAATACCCATGTAACTGCATTGAATTTAGAAAATACACATGGTGTTGGACATGGTGTAGGTATGAACTTTACACTAGGTTATGGTGGTACAGGTATAAATGTTGGTACTCCTATTGTTGGAGGTAGAATAGAAGCAAGACCTGATACAAGTTGGACATCAACTGCTTCAACGCAAGATTCAAGTTTAATTTTAAGTACAACATTAAATGGTGCATTAGGAACTGCTTTGACTTTGAAGTCAGACAAGAGTGCAACATTTGAGTCATCTGTACAAATGAATGGAGATTTGCAATTATTAGGTACAAACCCAAGAATTGATTTCCCAAGTGGTAGTAGTTTGAGATTGTATCAATCAGGTGTTGGAACTAAATTTGAGATAGCTGCAGGAGGAGACGTAACAGTAACAAATGACTTTACTGTTTCAGGTAAAGCAAGTATTGGTGGTGTGCCTGAATCAGGAGTTACTTTAACACTTAGAGGTAATGGCGTTGACTCTCCATTGCTTAAAATGATAGGCTTTGCTAATACAACTGCAATCCTTGGAGATATAACTACAGGAACATCGGATGTAGGTTTTCTTTCGTTGTATAATAATGGTACAATAAGGATTAAATTAGATGCTGATACAGGAGGTCTTTCATATATAAATGCAAATAGGTTTATTGTAGGTGCAACTACATCAAATAATGCTAAGTTTAGAGTTAGGAATGATGATACAGATGTTACATATTTTAGTAAAATACAAGCAGTATTTGGACCTAGTGATTATTTAGATAGTGATTCAGCAACTGTATTTGGTGGTGGAACTTCTGAAACGCAGTTTACTAATGGTAATGCTTCAAGACCTGCAATGATTTCGTTGGGAGGAAGTTTAAATGTTGATGAAGCAATAGGAGTAATTAATTTTTTTCGTTCAGGTAATACAGATGGTTACAGAAGTAGAATACAAATATTTGCACAACTACAATCAACAGGAACTGCAAATCAGCATGGTGCATATTTAGAATTTAGAACTGCTAATGATGGTGTTCAAAATCCAGCAGCATTATTTCAACTTGAAGCAAGAGGTGCTTTAAGAATATTTAGAAGGGATATTAACATGACATTCCCTGATTCAGTTGGTGGATTGTATGTTAGACAAAATGGTAACCATGCTGGAACAGAAGAAGAATTTAGAATAGCAGGTAGAAATATCGGTTTCTTTAGCCATACAGGTACAAGACATGCAGGTATAAATTCTAGTGGTGTATTAGGAATTGGATATGCAGGAACTCCTGCTGCTACAAGTAAATTGTTTATTTCAAGAAGTGACCAATATGGTTTGCACTTAGATGCACAAAATGGCTTTGCTAGAATACAAACTACAGATGATAATTTGTACTTGAATGCAGGAGGTGTAGATAGACTTGCATTATTTTCAAACGGATTTGACTTGCAAACAAATGTAACAGGAGCAGCAGTTACTCAGCCAATTTCAAGTATTAGGGAAACAGGTATTTCAAGAACAATCACAGGTTTCAATTATGATGTTGTACAACCTTTGGTTATGATGATGACTCAGACAAGTCCTACAATATTAGCATTGACTAGGTTTAGTGATGATGCAGTTGGTGCAGGTTTAAAGGGTATAAAGGCTAGAGGTAATGCTAGTACTCCTAATAACCCTTCAAATGGTGATGTATGTTTTGCAGTTGAAGGTTGGGCATTACATGGTGCAGGACCAAATCTAGCGAAGTTTGGTGGAGGTATGAGATTTGTAAAAGATGATGCATACGGAACTGCTAATGTCTATGCTCCAATGCGTACTGAATTTTATAATGCGGTTTCTACGACAGCAATACAAAATACATTTGTAATTTACCCTAATGGTAATGTTGTAGCAACAGGTGATGTTACTGCATACTCAGATGCAAGAGTTAAGAAAAATGTAAATACAATTGAAAATGCATTAGAAAAGACAATGAAGTTAAGAGGTGTAAGTTATTTTAGAACAGATACTGATATAGATAAAAAGAAGATTGGTGTAATTGCACAAGAAATTAGAGATGTATTACCTGAAGTAGTACTAGAAGATGAAAAGGGTAGTTTGAGTGTTTCTTATGGTAATATGGTTGGTCTATTGATTGAAGCAGTAAAAGAGCAGCAGAAACAAATTGATGAACTGAAAAAACAAGTAGCATAATGCCGTTACCTAGTAGTGGGACAATGAGTATTGCAGATATAGCAGCAAATCAAGGTACTAATTCTGTTGGTGTGGTTACTCCATATAGTTTAAACCAATTAGCAATACTTGTAGGAAATCAATATGTCTTTGATGGCATATATCCATACTTTAGTCCAAAAGTAAGTGATTTTTATAATTGGGCAGGATTTGGATATAAATTTGGTAGTCCTGCAATATTGCATGATTACGGATTGAGTAGTAGATTTAGCACAAGCAGTAGTAATATTATTGATACAAGTGGCAATGGTAGAACTGGTGTATATGTTAATGGCACAGGAAATGGTGCTGCTATAAATATCCCGAATGGCTTTTATGATACGCCTTACATTGCTAATATCAGAACAATAGACAATGCACAATATGCAATTCGTTTAGAACAAACTGCAAAGTATGGAGGTGTTGCATCTTTTACATGGCTTACATGGTTTCGTGTTTCTAGTTTTCAAACTAATTACCCTGGACTCATATCTGTTGAAGGTCGTAATGGTAGCATACCAATTGGACATTCTATGCATTTGAGTAACGAGGCGACAAGAAATCTTGATTATGTAAGATGGAATGCATCAACTAATACAGCATCAGTAAACAGAATATCTTATGGTGTTGGGATAGTTCCTGCATTTCAATTCAACAAATGGTATATGGCTGCAATAAGATTCAATGGAAGTGTTGCGGTGCTTGAATTGTACATAAATGGTATAAGATATTCAAACACAGTGAACACTACCAACAATGTTACAACGAGTGGTGATTGGGGTGTGTTCAATGGTTTGCGTTATAATAATTGGCTTGATGGCAAATTCGGTTATTGTGCTATTTATTCATCAGACATTGGGATAAATGGTACAGCATTTATTAATGAATACACAAGAGTAAGATATGACATTTAAAATAAATATTAGACAGATTATGGTTGCACTTTTTTGGTGCATATTCTTTACAATGCTGATGGCTATAAGGCAAATAAGCAGTCAATATGTAGCGATACAACAAAGGCAGCCTGTATATTTTAATATGTCGGACTCAGTATGGACAAACTTTCACCCTGAAAAATAAATAAAATGAAAAAGATTCAAGCAGTACCTATGTGGTACAATGGTTCAATTCAAAATGCAATTTATCTAATGGTTAATTGTAACCATGATAATCTTGCAACATGTGCCGTATTTAGTTATTCATTGTATGGTGACTCAGGTGAAGAAGGTCGTGTTGGCGATAGGCTTGTTGCAGGTCAATTAGTAATGGAAGGTGAAGAATATGATAATTGGGAAACTAATGAATATGCATGGAATTGGGCAGCAAGTAAGTTAAATTTGCAAATTATTTAATAACAATAAAAAGAAAAAACATGAATTTCAACAAACCAATCAAGAGTTTAAATGGTAATGTAGTTAAAGACCAAAATGGCAAAGAAGTAACATTGGGTAGCATACTTGCTGACCAATTAGTAAGCGGAAGCAAAGGAGATGCGGTTAAATTTTACGGATGGGCATTAAAGTTGCACGAAGGACATGAACTTGACCTTGACAAATCTGATAAGCAAACCCTGAAAGATTTTGTAACAAACAATGAGCAATTGACAATTTTAGCAAAGGCACAATTGCTTGAACAATTTGACTAATGGCTGAAGAAATAAAAGTTCAAGAATCATAATTATTTAAAAAGTTGATAACAAGTGAAATGATATACAATAGCGTTGATGGAAAGTCCATCGGATTATGCATGGCAAGTGTGTTTTTGAAAGTGATGTCAGATGTGACACTGTCTGATTTTGCAACCTTATGTGCTGCATTAGCAGCCATCACCACTGTTGCGTACAACGTGCAAAAAATATTGAAACAAATAAAGGACAATAAAAATAACAAGTTATGAAGTTTGGTTGGAATTACTACTTCAGTCCCACACCCAAGAGAATCAGAATCCTTGGTGACAGCATGGCTGCGGCATCATTGTTTGTTTCGGGTCTTGCCATTTCAAGCGGATATGAAAAGGTGGCATTGTATGTCAGCATCGCTGGATGGGCAGGGAAATTCATTTCAAATTTTTTTGCTGATGCAACACAGAATGACATCAAATCAGAATGATCCGGTCAACCTTATGTTGATCGCTTACATCATTTTGGTATTGGTTGCCATTCTGATGTCGGGGTGCAATCCGGTCAAGCAAGTGATCCGTGACAAGGGCAAGCTAGACCAGGTTGCTGAAGTTGTTGTTCGTTCAGGATACTGTGCAAATGATACTGTTCTGATCACAAAGTCCGACACACTAATCAACTACGATACCTTAACAAATACAATGATCAATACGGTTGTAAAGAACGACACCGTGTATCAATTGCAAACCAAATTTCGGGACATCACAAAGACCGTGAAAATCCGTGATACAGTTCGACAAGTAGTCCTTGACCAAGCTAGGATAAACATTCTTGAAAAAGACAAGATGAAACTGACTGAAGATCTTGCTGTGAGTAAAGAGCAAAGCAGCAAGCGTTTGACTTGGTTGATTTTGCTGCTTGTAATTGTACTGGGGTATGTGTATCTAAAAATCCGACCTAAACTATGAAAGATCAAAAGACACTAGAAAGGATACAGCTATTGCACCCGAAGGTCAAAGAAGAGGCCGTTGACATTTACGATTCGATTTGTGATGTGTTGACAGGTGATGCAATGTGCAGATACGCATTCACACTTAGAACATTCGCAGAACAGAATGCCTTGTATGCACAGGGGCGATCAAAGCCTGGCAAAGTCGTGACCAATGCCAAGGGTGGACTGTCTTACCACAATTATGGTTTGGCGATTGACATTGTGTTGCTAGTTGACAAAGACGACAACGACACATTTGAGACAGCGGTGTGGGATGTGAAGACTGATTTTGACGGTGACAAAAAAGCTGACTGGATTGAGTGTGTGAATATATTCAAGCAATATGGTTGGGAATGGGGCGGTGATTGGAAGTTTAATGATCCACCACATTTTCAAAAGACGTTTGGAAAGTCGGTTCGTGAATTGATGGCGTTGCATACAAAGGGCAAGGTGGATCAGCACGGATTCGTGTTGATTTAACCCTGTTAATATTTTATAATGACAAAGCCAAAATCAGATCATCGAAAGATCTGTGATGATTACTGCCGTCAATATCCAAATATCAAAGATCTAACACTTGCAAAAAAGGTCTACAAAGAGAACGCAAAGTTGTTCCGAAATGCAGAACAAGCTAGGGAACTGATCCGGTACATTCGTGGTCATCATGGCGAAAGAAACAGAAGATTGATGTCAGATAAATCCTTGATCCAGCCGTTGAATTATAATACAGTAAATAGTCCCAAATCTTTCAAAGAAGAGATAAACACAACAGCAAAGGTGCTTGTTATGGATATTGAAACAGCACCGATCAGTGCATACGTTTGGGGTATTTGGAATCAGAACATCGCAGTCAATCAAATCCAGTCTGATTGGTTTTGTTTGACCTGGGCCGCCAAATGGTTGTTTGAAGACAAGGTGTACAGTGCAAGGCTAACTCCGAAAGAAGTTCTTGCCCAGGATGACAAAAGAATCATCAAGGGTGTTTGGGAACTAATTAACAAAGCTGACATTGTTATTGCACACAATGGCGAAAAGTTTGACGTGCCGAAATTGAACGCTAGATTCGTCATCAATAATCTTCAACCACCACTACCCTATCAACAAATCGACACATTAAAACACATCAGAAGACAGTTCGGATTCACGTTCAAA